AACGAGATGGTATACTGATCGCAGAGCGGGTGCAACTGCTCAACATCCCAAAGGCCGGCGGTGGGGTAGGTGCGCTGCACCCGCTCCCTGCCCCACCCCGGTCGTTTCGAGGTATCGCATGGCGACGAACTATCCGTGGTTCCCCTTCTACGCAGCCGACTGGACGCTGTCGGTGATCGGGATGAACGCAACCCAGCGCGGGATCTATATCTCGCTGCTGGCCTACCAATGGGCGAACGGGCATGCACCCGCAATGCGCGAGCAATGCGCGCGCATAGCGGGCGCAGAGCAGATGCAGGACGCAGACTGGGACGCCGTGCGAGCGAAGTTCGCGCTCGTTGACAGCGACCGAATGGTGAACGCGCGGCTCGAGGAATGCCGTGGAATCTGTAAGTCCCGCTCCGACAACGCGAAACGCGCGGCGGCAGCGTCGTGGCAGAAGCGCGCGCATAGCGCGAGCAATGCCGGAGCAGATGCTCCCGCAGATGCGGATGCAGATGCGACCGCAATGCGACCGCATATGCGCGAGCAAAGCGCGAGCAATGCTAGTCACAGTCATAGTCAGATACCAATCCCCCCTAAAGCCCCCCCTTCAAAGGGGGGGCAGCGCCTGCGGCGCAGGGATCTTGACAAGGCAGTAGCCGATCCGAACTGGATTCCGTTCTGACGAACCGAGCGAAGGGAACACCGATGACCGACGAAATCACCTGGCTGACCAACAAGCGACTCATGGCATCCCTGTGGCCGAAGTGGCGACCGACCAACGAGCAGGCCCGCCTCCTGAACGACCGATGGGGACTGCTGCACCAGGACACCCTGCGAAAGTGCATTGAGGACAACGCCATGCAGTCGCGCCGCGAGCCGTCCGTTTCGGCGATCAACCGAGCGTACTGCAAGCTCACCGCCCCGCTCGTCGGCGCGTCGACGTCGACGCACGACACCGAGCGAACCCGGCGCGAGGCCACCTACGTGCAGCCGTTGACCGACGCCGAGGTCGCCGACTGGGATGCGTGGGCAGAGGACGTCCTCGCCACCGCGACGTCTGCGGAGATCGATGCCGTGCGCCAGCGAATGCCCGTGGGCGAGTCGCGCCGCGTCCTCGCGGTCGCCGTCGACTACTGCCGCAGAAATCCCGAGAGATGGCCGACCTCTCGGTAAACTGCGGTGCATGGGCAAGCGTCGACGAAAGCAGCCGCCAGCCATCCTCCTCGGCGGCCTCGACGACTGCCTGCTCGGCAAGATGTTCCCGCACCCCAACGACGCGCATGGCGTCCCGGTCGCCGTCTACAGCGGGGACATGATCGCCGCCCGTCTGCGAGACGACGAGAACATGTCAATGCCCGACGCACGCGCGTTCGTGACGGACAACATCGAGCAGAACTTCCTCGGCCCAGGCACCGCTCGCGTGGTATGGGCGGCAACGAGCGAAGATTTCGGGCAGCTCGTCGACTCCGATTGATATGCTCCCGCATATGCATATCCGTTCGTATGACGATTTCAAGACGGCGGTCACCGAGGAGGTCGCCTCCCAGGGCATGACCCGCAGCGGACTCGCCCGTCAGCTCGAGGCCGCCGGCCTCCTCCGCGCACACACCGTCCGATGCCTGCTCGGGTCACCAGGCACCGTCATCGGTCGCCGCAAGCCGGCGTTCGACTCGGTGTTGACAATCGCCAACGCCGCCGGATTCGACCTCGTCCTCCAGCGCAGGAGCTGAACCCATTGCCAAGCAAGTCAACAAAGCAACGTCGATTCATGGCAGCGGCCGCCCACAGCAGCGCCTTCGCCAAGCGCGCGGGAATCTCCCAGAAGGTCGCCCGAGAGTTCAACCGTGCCGACACCCGCCGGAAGGCACGGAAGCGATCCTGATGCCTTCTAGCCCCCCTGCTGGGCAAACCAAGATGGTCGCCGTGAACGAGAACGGCAGACGAATCGGGGAGGGACACCACAATGCCACGATCACGGACGAAACCGTCAACGCCATCCGCGAACTCCACGAAGACCACGGCATCGGGTACCGACGCCTCGCAAGGCAGTTCGGACTCCACATCGAAACCGTCAAGAAAATCTGCCGCTACCAGCGCAGGGCAGCAACCCCCAAAGCTTGGAAGCGCGTGGAGCAGGGAAGACCGAACGCGACTCCTTGACGAACTGGTCGCGTGGATCGGGGACGGCAAGCCCCTGCGGGAGTGGTGCAGGCAGGAAGGAAAGCCGCACTTCACAGTCATTTACGACTGGATGGACGAGTACGAGGACATCAACCTACGCATCGCGCGCGCGCGCGAGGATGGACACGACGCGCTGGCCGAGCAATGCCAGGTGCTGTCGGACACCCGGCCACGCGATGCCGTCGAGGTGCAATGGCGCAAGCTCCAGATCGAGACGCGCCTCAAGCTGCTCGCGAAGTGGAACCCGCGCAAGTACGGCGACCGGGTCGGCGTCGACCACGCCGGCGGCGTCAGCATCGTCCTGAAGACCAACGTCCCCGATGCCGAAGACGGACATTGAACTCACGTATGCGCCTCGAGCGTGGCAGCGCGAGTGCCATCTCCTGAAGCGACGGTTCACCGTCCTGGTGCTGCACCGCCGCGCCGGCAAGACCGAGCTGGCGATCATGGAACTCATCAACCGCGCTGTCAAGTGCAGCCGGGAACTGGGGTTCTTCGTGTACGTCGCCCCGTTCCTGAAGCAGGCGAAGGCCATCGCGTGGGCGCGACTGAAGGACAAGCTCGGCCCCCTGCGCGCGACCGGGGCAGTCGATGTCAACGAGGTCGATCTCGCCGTGACGTTCAAGCACAACGGCGCGACGATCCGCCTGTTCGGTGGCGACAACCCCGACGCCCTGCGCGGCATCCGCCTCGACGGTGCGGTCATTGACGAGGTTGCCCAGATCAAGCCCGAGGTATGGACGGAGATCGTGCAGCCGGCGCTCGCCGACCGCAAGGGATGGGCGCTGTTCATCGGCACACCCGCCGGCATGAACCTGTTCGCCGAGCTGTACTACAAGGCCGGGAACCTCGAGGACTGGGTTGCCAAGAGATACACCGTCAACGACACCGACGCGCTCGACCCCGACGAGGTCGCTCGCCTGAAGCGCGACATGTCCCCCGAGGCGTTCTCCCGCGAGTTCCTGTGCGATTTCAGCGCAGCAGGCGACGACCAGCTGATTTCGCTCGCCGACGCCGAGGCCGCCTCCGAGCGCGAGTACCAGGACGGCGACATCATCGACTCCCCGTTGGTGATCGGCGTCGACCCTGCCAGGTTCGGCGACGACCGCAGCGTCATCATGCTGCGGCAGGGGCTTCGCGCCGAGGAGCCGATCATCCGGCACGGCATTGACAACATGAGCCTCGCGAGCCTGGTCGCCAACGTCATCGAGGATCGCGATCCGGACGCGGTGTTCATCGACGCAGGCGCTGGTGCCGGCGTGATCGACCGACTGCGGCAGCTCGGCTACGACGTCACCGAGGTCGCGTTCGGCGGCAAGGCGACCTACCCGAACCTGTTCGTCAACAAGCGAACCGAGATGTGGTGGGCTGTCAAGGAGTGGCTCGAGGCCGGCGGGTCGATCCCCGACGAGTCGACGCTGAAGGTCGAACTGTCGACGCCGACCTACTCCTACGACACGGTCGGACGCCGCGTCCTTGAGTCGAAGGACGAGATCAAGAAGCGACTGCAGGGCGGCGGCTCGCCCGACATCGCCGACGCGCTTGCGCTCACGTTCTCGTTCGCCGTCAGCAAGCAGCTTCCGCGCGAGGTGCGCGACCGCATCACGAAGCGCGGCAGCGACTACGACCCCTACGAACGGGAACCGTAATCGCATCATGGAGGAATAGAGTCATGGTCAGGCAGGCAACCGAACAGGACGTCGACCAATTGACCGCAATGGCACGCGAGTTCATCGGCTACAGCGCGTATGGCACGATGATCGCGCCAGCCGACGATGACATACGCACGGGCATCATCTCCGTGATCCGATCCGGCGTGATGTTCGTCGCCGAGGTCGATGGCAAGCTGGTCGGCGTCATCGCGGGGATCATCGCTCCGATGTGGTTCGCGCCGAGCATTTCGTGCGCCGTCGAACTCGCCTGGTGGGTTGACCCGGCGCACCGCATGACGCGCATCCCGTTCCGCCTGATCGCGGCGCTCGAGGAATGGGCAAGGGAATCGGGCGCGAGGCTCCTGTGCATGAGCGAACTCGTCATCAACGGCGAGACGCCAATCGCGAGGATGCTGTCGCGCATGGGATACGTCAACACCGAACGCTCTCACGTGAAGGAACTCTGACATGGCAGCAATCTCGACCATCATTGCCGGCGTTGCCGCAGGCATCGCAGCCGCCGGCACCGGGTACGCCATCTCTGCCGGCGAGCGCGGTGCCGCCGCGCAGGAGAAGGCGATGAAGCAGCAGCAGCAGGCGCAGACGGAGGCCGCCGCGCAGGCGCGCAGCCAGCAGCGGCAGTCGGAGATCGCCATGTCGGCCGCGAACCGCCGCAAGCCGAACATCGCCGCCATCATGGACAACGCCGCCGAGGGAAGCATGGGCGGCCCGTCCGGAACCATGCTGACCGGGCCGATGGGCGTGAACCCGCAGGATCTCCAGCTCGGGCGCTCGTCGCTCCTCGGAGGCTGACCCATGAGCCAGTACACCGGAGACAACTCCTCGTATCCCGATGCGCCCACGCGGGATCGGCTGTTCACCCGGTGGGGCCAGCTCAAGAGCGAGCGCGCGTCGTGGCTCGCGCATTGGCAGGAGATCACCTCCTACCTGCTCCCGCGCAACGGGCGCTACTTCCGCCAGGATCGCGACAAGGGCTGGCGTCGACACAACGCGATCTACGACAACACCGGGACGCGCGCGCTCCGCACCCTCGGCGCGGGGTTGATGTCGGGCGCAACCTCGCCGGCGCGGCAATGGTTCCGGCTCGCGACGCCAGACCCGGAGCTGAACTCGTACCAACCCGTCAAGCTCTGGCTCGACGACGTCACCAAGCGCATGCAGCGCGTGTTCCAGAAGTCGAACACCTACCGCTCGCTGCACCTGATGTACGAGGAACTCGGCGCGTTCGGCACGGGCGCGAGCATCGTGCTGCCCGACTTCGAGCAGGTCATCCACCACTACCCGCTCACGACGGGCGAATACTGCATCTCGACCGACGCGCAGGGGCGAGTCTGCACCCTGTACCGCGAGTTCGAGATGACCGTCTCGCAGATCGTCAAGGAGTTCGGCCTTGAGAAGTGCAGCGTGTCGGTGCAGAACATGTACCGCACGGGCAACCTCGACCAATGGGTTCCGGTCATCCACGCCATCGAGCCTCGCGCCGACCGCGACATGTCGAAGCGCGACGGCAAGAACATGCCCTACGGGTCGTGGTACTTCGAGGTCGGCGGCGAGGACGGCGTGTTCCTGCGCGAGAGCGGGTTCATGCAGTTCCCCGCCGTCTGCCCCCGCTGGTCGGTTGTCGGCGGCGACATCTACGGCAACAGCCCCGGCATGGAGGCGCTCGGCGACATCAAGCAGCTCCAGCACGAGCAGCTCCGCAAGGCGCAGGCAATCGACTACCAGACCAAGCCGCCGCTCCAGGTGTCGGCCGGCATGAAGAACCGGGACGTCGACACGCTTCCCGGCGGGATCACGTTCGTCGACGGCGCGTCGCAGGGAATCCGCAGCGCGTTCGAGGTGAACCTCAACCTGAACTACCTGCTCCAGGACATTCAGGACGTCCGCGAGCGCGTCCGTGGCGCGTTCTACGCCGACCTGTTCCTGATGCTGGCGACGCAGCCGAACACCCGCATGACCGCGACCGAGGTCGCCGAGCGCCATGAGGAGAAGCTCCTCATGCTCGGCCCCGTCCTCGAGCGCCTGCACAACGAGCTGCTCGACCCGCTCATTGACATCACGTTCACGCGCATGGTGCAGAGCGGCATGATTCCGCCGGCACCCGAGGAATTGCAGGGCATGGACTTGAACGTCGAGTTCGTGTCAATGCTCGCGCAGGCGCAGCGCGCCATCGGCACAAACGCCGTCGACCGATTCGTCGGGAACCTCGGCTCCATCGCGCAGATGAAGCCCGACATCCTCGACAAGTTCGACAGCGACCAATGGGCAGACATCTACGCCGACATGCTCGGCGTCGACCCGTCGCTCATCATCGCCGACAAGGAGGTCGCCGTGCTTCGGCAGGCTCGCAACCAGGCGATGGCCGCGAAGGAGCAGGCCGCCGCGATGGAACAGCAGTCGAAGACCGTCCGCAACATGGCGGCCGCCCCGACCGGGAATCAGAACGCCCTAACCGATGTGATGAACATGTTCTCCGGTTACGGCTCGCCGTCCGGGGTCGAACTCTGAAAGGACTGACATGCTGATTTCGATGCAGCGCGAACCCGAGCGCGAGGAGATGCCGGGACAGGTGGAGATGGACGAGCCGCGCTACCCGGAAGGGTTGTGCATCAAGCTCGAGTCCGACGACCTCGAGAAGCTGAACATCACCGCCGCGCCGAAGATCGGCAGCGAGATGATGATTCAGGCGCGCGTCTATGTCTCCGAGGCCGGCGCTGTCAAGACGCAGGGCGGCACGGAGGCGATGCTGAAGCTCCAGATCACGGACATGGCGATCTCTGGCGTGGAGCGCACGACCGCCGCTGCGACCATGCTTTACGGAAACGGGGGTTGACATGGCATATCTGATGGCCGGCAGCAACATGCTGTTCGACAACACGACAGGGGACGTTGTCGGACTCCGTGACCGGGAAGGAACCGACACGTACTTCGCTCGCGCTCCGTACACGGGTGCCTGGTTCGATCTGTCCGACCAGCCGTGCAGCGCGAACACCGCGACCGCGATGGAGTTTGACACGAAGGACTTCGCCTTCGGCATCTCCGTCGTGTCGAACACGCGCATCACGTTCCCGCGAACTTCGGTCTACAACGTCCAGTTCAGCGCGCAGTTCAAGAATGTCAACAACACCTCCGAGCAGAACATCAGCGTCTGGCTCGCGAAGGGCGGGTCGAACCTCGCGAACACGAACACCGAGCTGACGATCCCGAGGAAGCACGGCGGCGGCGACGGTCTGCTCGTCGCGGCGTGGAACTTCTTCGTGTCCGTCAACACCGGCGAGTACGTGGAAATCTACTGGTCGTCGCCGAGCGCCGACGTCTCGATTGAATACAAGGCCGCGCAGACTTCGCCGGCGCGACCGGCGACACCGTCCGTGATCCTCACGGTCAACGAGGTCGATGGCAACAACATCTGACGGGAACCGTAAGAAATAGACGCACAGATATCTTTCGGCCGTGAGCCAGTACGACCCTCTCGACCTGCGTGGGCAGGAGCGCGACAAGCAGAACCGCGAGCTGCGCGACAGGTTGGCGAGGGAGGCCGAGGAATCGGACGTCAAGTGGCTCATGGCGAGCAGGCGAGGCAGGCGGATCGTCTGGCGCATGCTCGACCAGGCAGGCGTGTTCCGATCATCGTTCAACACCAACGCGATGACGATGGCGTTCTCGGAAGGCGCACGGAACTCGGGACTTCGGATGCTGGCAATCGTCCACGGTTGCTGCCCCGAGCATTACCCGACCATGATGAAGGAACAGACCGATGAGCGAACCAATGATGATGGAAACGGCTGAAACCACCACACAAGCCGCTCCTGCATCAGAGTCCCCGTCCGGCGTCGCGGCGACGGCCGAGAAGCTGTACGGGGGAGAGCAGAAGGCGACCACGACCCAGGACTCGCAAGCCGCAGACGCGGCCGCTACGAGCAAGGCCGAGGCGACCGATGCGAAGACCGACGCGAAGGCTGCGGAAACCAAGCCGCAGGGCGCGCCGGAGAAGTACGAGTTCAAGGCCGAGGAAGGTCGAGCGTTCGACCCCGAGGTCATGGAAGCGTATAGCACGGTCGCGAAGGAGCTGAACCTGTCGCAGGAAGCCGCGCAGCGCGTCCTCGACGCTATGGCCCCCAAGATGGCCCAGCGTCAGCAGGCGCAGATTGAGGCCGTTCGAGCGGAGTGGGTGACCAACTCCAAAGGCGACAAGGAGTTCGGGGGCGACAAGCTCTCCGAGAACCTCGGCGTCGCCAAGAAGGCGCTCGATGCGTTCGGCACCGCCGAACTCCGCAGTCTGCTCAATCAGTCCGGCCTGGGCGATCACCCGGAGGTGATCCGGTTCATGTACCGCGCAGGCAAGGCAATCAGCGAGGATCGGTTCGTCGGCGGCGCACCTGCCGTTGGCAAGGGCGCTCCGAAGGGCTTCTCCGATTTCGCTGACGTTCTTTACTCCAACACCTAATCCCACGAAAGGGGACAAGCAATGGCAACTCTTTCCAGCAACAACCTGACGCTCGCCGACTGGGCGAAGCGTACCGATCCCGAGGGCCGCGTTCCGGTCGTCGCGGAACTCCTCTCGCAGACCAACGAGATCCTCGAGGACTGCGTCTTCAAGGAGGGCAACCTCCCGACCGGCGACCGCGTCGTCATCCGCACGGGCCTCCCGAGCGTGTACTGGCGCGCGCTCAACCAGGGCATCCCGAACAGCAAGTCGACGACCGCGCAGGTCGACGAGGCTTGCGGCATCCTCGAGGCTCGCAGCGAGGTTGACAAGGATCTCGCGATGCTGAACGGCAACACCGCCCAGTTCCGTCTGTCGGAGGACGTCGCGTTCCTCGAGGCGATGAACCAGACGCAGGCGACCACGCTGTTCTACGGCAACCCCGCCACCGACCCGAAGCAGTTCCTCGGCCTCGCGCCGCGTTACTCGGACATCGGTGCCGGTTCGCCCAACAACGCGCAGAACATCATCTCGGCCGGTGGCTCCGACGCCACCAGCAACACCTCGATCTATCTCGTCGTGTGGGGTGACCAGACCGTGTACTGCCCGTTCCCGAAGGGCAGCTCGGCCGGCCTCATGCATGAGGATCTCGGCGAGCAGACCGTCTACAACAGCGATGGCACCCGCCTTCAGGCCTATGCCACCCGCTACCAGTGGAAGAACGGTCTGGTCGTGAAGGACTGGCGCTACGTTGTCCGCATCTGCAACATCGACACGGATGACCTGATCGGGCAGGCGACCACGCAGGCTCCGGGGGCTGCTACGGCCATCATCAAGCTGATGAGCCGCGCCCTGTACCGCATCCCGAACATGGCGATGGGTCGCGCCGCGTTCTACATGAACCGCACCGTCCACAGCGGCCTCGCGATTGCTGCGCTCGACAAGAGCCAGTACGTCCTGAAGGTCAACGAGGGTCTGTCGCAGTTCGGCACCCCGTACAGCTGGCTGTCCTTCCAGGGTGTTCCGCTCCGCAAGGTGGACGCCATCGTCAACACCGAAGCCGTCGTGAGCTGATAGCTCCACGCAACAAGAAAGAAGGAACTCACCATGATTCTCGACACCAATCTCGTCGTTTCCGGAACCGTGCCTGCCACCGGGGTGGCAACCGGGCAGGCGGCACTTCCTGTGTCTGGCACTCCCGTGCTTTCCACGGACACCATCGACCTTGCGGTCGCTCGCGACATTGGCGAAGGTTCGGATCTGTACATGAACTTCGTCACGGTCGCTGCATACAACAACCTGACGTCGCTGACGTTTGAGATCATCGGCGCGACGAACGCCGCTCTCTCGACCGGCGTGACCGTCATCGGATCGTCCGGGCCTGTTCTCCAGGCAAGCCTGACGGCGAACGCGCAGTTCTCCGTGCGGTTCAACCCGCAGCTCCTCTCGACCGGCCAGCGTTACATCGGCGCGCGGTACACCACGGTCGGTACGACTCCGACCACGGGCAGCGTGTGCGCCTATGTGGTGATGGACGTCCAGGACGGCCGCAAGTTCTACGCGTCCGGCTTCTCGGTGACCTGATAGGAGAACCCGATGGCAAAGGTCAAGGCAAAGGTCGTCTGCTTCGTGGACAACCACTACCGCAACGAAGGCGACATGTTCGAGTACAACGGCCCGTTCAACGGGAACCTCGAGTACCTCGAGGCGCCCGAGGAGAAGGCCGTCGAAGAACAGCCGGTTCGCAAGCTGCGGAAGCCCAAGAACGCCGCGACCGAAGCATCGGAGTGATCCTCGGATTGTGACTCGACAGGAGGGGCGTCGGCGGGAAACCTCGACGCCCCTCCTGTTCCTGATAGGAGGCCGGCATGGCATCGGTCGTTGACATCTGCAACCTCGCGCTCGCGCACCTCGGGGACGACGCGACCGTCGCCAGCATCGACCCTCCGGAGGGATCGGCACAGGCCGAGCATTGCGCGCGCTTCTATCCCATCGCGCGCGACACCCTCCTCCAGACGCACGCATGGAACTTCGCCTCGCGCCGAGCCTCGCTCGCGCAGGTCACCATGCCGTACAGCATGTGGAAGTACGCATACGCGGTTCCCGGCGACATGATGACCGCCGTCGCCGTCCTTCCGCCCGAGGCGCAGAACGACTACGCGACGCGCTTCTCGCCGGCGGAATACCCGTACTACAACGCGAACTTCTCGCCGATGCTCGCCGCTGGGCAGTACGTGCCGCAGCGGTACTCCATCGAGACTGACACGCTCGGGAACAAGGTGCTGTACACCGACCAGGAGAACGCGCTCTTGCGGTACCAGGCGCTCGTCAACGACCCGACCAAGTTCGACCCGCTGTTCACGATGGCGCTGTCGTGGCACCTCGCGTCAATGCTCGCCGGCCCGGTCATCAAGGGCGACCAGGGTTCCGCCGAGGCGAAGAAGTGCGCGCAGATGATGCTGCTGTATCTTCAGCAGGCGCGCGCGTCCGACGCGAACCAGCGCGACGTCAAGGTCGAACACATCGTCCCCTGGACTTCAGGACGCTGACCGATGCCAAGCACCCGGACGTACTATCGCTCGTTCGCAGGCGGCGAGATCAGCCCGGAGATGTTCGGGCGCATCGACGACGCCAAGTACCAGACGGGCGCATCGACGATGCTCAACTTCATCGCGCTCCCGCAGGGCGCGGTGGAGAACCGTCCCGGCCTCGCGTTCGTGCGCGAGGTGAAGAACAGCGCGTCCGCGACACGCCTGATCCCGTTCCAGTTCAGCCCGACCCAGACGCTGGTCGTGGAGATGGGTGCCGGGTACTTCCGGTTCCACACGCAGGGAGCGACGGTCGGGCCGGGAACGCCTGCCGCCTACAACGGCGCGACCGCATATGACGTCGGCGACCTCGTCGCGAGCGGTGGCGTGAACTACTACTGCATCGCGGCTACCACGGGCAACGCTCCTCCGAACGCGACCTACTGGTACGCGATGCCGGCGGGGATTCTCGAGATCCCGAACCCATACGCTGCTGCCGATCTGTTCGACATTCACTACGTGCAGAGCGGCGACATCGTCACGCTCGTCCATCCGTCCTATGCCGCGCGCGAGCTGCGTCGGTACGGCGCGACGGATTGGACTCTGACGAGCATCAGCTTCTATTCGCCGATCAACTCGCCTTCGCCGATCACCGGAACCCCGTACCGTGGCGGGGCGCTCAACATCACGGCGGTCGCCATCGGCAGTCCAGGCGTCTTCACGACGGTGACCGATCATGGATTCACGAACGGCGACGTCGTCTTCATCGGCGAGTTGACGTTCACCAACCCGAACTCGATCAACAACAACTTCTATACAGTCTTCGGCGTAACTGCGAACACGTTCCAAATCAAGAGGTACGACACCGGGCAGCAGATCAACACGGCGACCCTCGTCGCATACATCAGCGGCGGCTATGTGCAACCGGGATCGACTGCGTACCCGAAGCAGACGTACCGCGTGACATCGGTCACGGCAGACGGCCGCGAGAGTACGGACATCGATCTGCGATCCGTGTTCAACAATCTCGACGTTCCTGGTTCGTACAACCTGCTTTCGTGGTCGGCGGTATCCGGAGCAGCCTCGTACCGCATCTACAAGGAAACGCCAGGATTCATCGCAGCCCTGATCGGGACGACGACGGGTACATCTTTCGAGGACAACAACATCGCGCCGGATCTCGGCGTGACGTTCCCGAACAACGACATCTCTCTGGACACGCAGTACCCGAGAGCGGTCGCCTACTACGAGCAGCGCCGCGTGTTCGCCGGCCCGAACGCGGCACCGCAGTCGATGTGGTTCACGGAGTCTGGAACCGAGAGTTCCATGATCTACCACACTCCGCTGCTCGACACCGACCGCATCAACATCAAGGTCGCCGCGCGCGAGAACAACACGATCCAGCACCTCGTCCCGCTCACGCAGCTGCTGGCGCTGACGAACGCCGCCGAGTGGCGCGTCTCGCCGATCAACAGCGACGCGCTCACTCCGACCACGATCTCGGTTCGTCCGCAGTCGTACATCGGATCGAACAACGTGCAGCCCGTGGTCGTGAACAACGCGGTCGTCTACTGCGCGGCTCGCGGCGGCCACGTGCGCGAACTCGGCTACTCCTGGCAGTCGAGCGGGTTCATCACGGGCGACCTGTCGATCCGAGCGGCGCACCTGTTCGACGACCTCGAGATCGTTGACATGTGCTACGCGAAGGCTCCGCAGCCGCTGCTGTGGTTCGTGTCAACGAGCGGCAAGCTGCTCGGGCTGACGTACATCCCGGAGCAGCAGGTCGGCGCGTGGCACCAGCACCAGACTGACGGCGCGTTCGAGAGCTGCACGGTCGTCTCCGAGGGCGACGAGGACTACCTGTACGTCGTGGTCAACCGCACCATCGGTGGTTCGACGAAGCGGTACGTCGAGCGCATGGCGTCGCGTAACTTCGACGCGCTCGAGGATGCGTTCTTCGTTGACAGCGGCCTGACCTACGACGGCACGAACACCACGGCAACGACCGTGACCGTCACGACCGCGAGCGATTGGACGCCGGCGGCGACTCTCACGATCACCGCCAGCGCGACCACGTTCGCGTGGCCAGCCACGACCGATGTCGGGGACGTCATCGTCCTGACGGACACGGACGGCACCAAGTACAGGCTGACGATCCTCTCGACCTCGTCAACGACCGTTGCCACGGCGCGCGTTGACAAGACGCTCGGCACCGCGTTCCGGGGCGTCCCGACCACGACCTGGGCTTGGGCGCGAGACACGGTCGGCGGCCTGTCGCACCTGAACGGAAAGACTGTGTCGATCCTCGGCGATGGCGCGGTGATGACGCAGCGCGTTGTGTCGTCCGGATCTGTGACACTCGACCGTCCGGCGACTGTGGTGCAGGTCGGTCTGCCGTATCAGTCCGACCTGAAGACGCTTCCGATGATTATCCAGATGGAGGCGTTCGGGCAGGGCAGGAACAAGAACCTCAACAAGGCGTACCTGCGCGTATATCGCTCGAGCGGAATCTTCGCTGGGCCGTCCGACACGAAGCTCATTGAGTTCAAGCAGCGCACGACCGAGCCGTATGGCTCGCCGCCGGCATTGAAGACCGAGGAGATCGGCATCGACCTGAAGCCGTCGTGGAACCCGGACGGATACCTGTTCGTGCGGCAGTCTGACCCGCTGCCGCTGACCATCGTCGGGGTCACGCTCGAGGTCGTAATCGGAGGCTGACATGGCACTACAGGCAGGCGCACAAAGTCCTCTGTACGGCGAATCCTCGACGTTCCTCGTCGGCACGGCAGATGCCGGGGCCGCCCCGAGCTGGGCGAGCGGCGTGGCGCAGGGTCTGGAGATGGCCGGCCCAATCGTCTCGATCTTCGGTGCCGTCACCGGGGCCATCGGGTCGTTCTATGCGGCGCAGAGTCAGCAGAACCAGCTCCGCATGCAGGCGCAGAACCAGGCGTTCGCTGCGGAGATGGGCCGCGTCAACCAGCGCGCGGCGAGGTACACGGCCGCCGAGATCGGTCGCGCGGGGCAGGAGCGGACGAGCGCGTTCCTCGCGCAGCGGTCGCAGGCTCGCGCCGGCGCACGGGCTGCGATGGCAAGTCGCGGCCTTCAGCTCGGCGTCGGCTCCGCGAAGGAAGTCATCGCGAGCATGGACATCACGACGGAGATCGACCGCCTGTCAATGAGCGCGGCGAACGTGCGCGCGCAGGAGGCGGCGAAGCTCCAGGCGTTCAACATCGGGACGCAGGCGATGATGAGCGACATCTCCGCGCAGAACCTGCGCGCGACCGCGAACACCATCTATCCCGGACTCGCCCTCGGGACGAGCCTGCTTGGAAGTGCCGCCGACATCGGCAGCATGTGGGCGCGCAACAAGCGCATTGAGGAACTCCTGTCCGGCGTGTCAACGCAGAGGCTCTGATCCATGCCGACCGTACCTACGACTTTCGTTCCGCAGGTCGCACCGCAGGGCGGAGGCGACATCGGCCAGTTCGCAGCTCCCGGCGTCGCGCCGATGGAGAACCTAGCCCCGAGGCAGCAGATTGAGCTGGGGCGCACGATGACGCAGGCCGGCAACGTGGCGTTCCGCGTCGGCTCGAGCCTTCAGGACGCGCTCGACGAGGCAGCGGCGAAGGAGGCAGACGTCGCCGTCCTGACGCAGTTCGGGGAACTCTCGAGCGCCTACCTGTCAACGCAGGGGAAGGAATCGGAGACGCAGTTCCAGGCCGCGTCCGAACGCCTGTCGCAGATCGGCGCGACGGCGATGGACGGACTCCAGACCGAGACGCAGAAGCGAATGTTCGCGCCCGTCCTTGCGCGCAACATGGCGTCGATCCAGACGCGCATGGCCGGACACCGCAACGAGCAGGTCAAGCAGTACAACGTCAAGGAGGGCATCGCCCGTGGCGAGATGTACGCAGACCAGGCGGTCGTGGCCTACGCCAACAAGGACGCCATCAACCCGATGACGGGCCAGCCGTTCGGGCGCGACGAGTACGACGTCAACATCGGCGTCGCCCTGAACAGCATCCGCTCCGCTGCCGCCGAGATGGGCATCCCTGCCGATTCCGCGCAGGTGAAGCAGATGGAGCAGCGCGTGTACGACAAGGTCGCGACGGGCGTGGTCGGCGACCTGATGCGGCAGAACAAGTACGCCGAGGCGCAGGCGTTCCTCGACGAGATGTCGGGCGTTGACCCGAAGACCAACGAGACGCTACGCACCTCGCTCGACGCGAACCGCAAGCGCACGACCATCGAGGAGCTGACGAACAGCATCCGCTCGCAGGGAGTGCTGAACGCCAAGAGCGACCCCGAGACGTATGGGCAGACTGCCGGCGAGACGACCGCGCAGCCCGAGACGCTGCGCGAGGCGCTCGAGGTCGCCGAGGGCATTGAGGACGTCGAGACGCGCCGGCTGGTGCAGTCGAACCTTCGGTCGCAGTTCGCGCAGGAAGACACGCTCGCAGACCAGGAATACCGCACGCAGCTCGAGAACATTGAGCAGTTCCTCGCGGTTCCGAGCAACGGCATCGGAGACGTCGATCCCATCGCGTGGGGCGCGCTGAAGCCGCTCGACCGCGAGCGACTGATGCTCGGGCAGGGACGCCGCAACGACCAACAGGTTCTCGACCAGGTCTACACCGACCCGGCGAAGCTCACGCCGGAGTTCCTCTCCGCGAACTGGCGCAAGCTCACGCCCGAGACGTATCGCAAGCTCGCCGACACGCTCGCGAAGCCCGGTGCCATCATGGACGCCACGGTTGACGCGCAGCAGGTCAACCGCACGCTCATCGACAACGGCATGACGAACCTCGCTGCCGCCGACAAGGGCGACGCGAAGGACTGGCAGGCGTCCGTGATTCTGCGGCAGAACATTCAGGAGTCGATTGCGATGGAGCAGGAGCGGCTCGGGCGCAAGATGTCCGACCGCGAGAAGCAGCCGTTCATCGACCAAGCGATCCTCCAGATGGGCAAGGTCAAGAGCAAAACGATGGGAATCGATTGGCTGTCGCGTGATCCGCAGATGCCGATTGCCGCGATGACCGCAGAGCAGCAGAAGAAGGCATACGTCGAGATCGCTGGCAAGGAGATGCCGCTGCTTCAAGCGCAGGCAGAGGTCATGGATATCCCCGACGCCGAGGTGCTGAAGATCGTCAAGGCAATGCAGGACGCCGGCGTGACTCGCCCGACGTCGTTCGAGATCCTCGCCGCGTGGTACGACAAGAAGGGCAAGAAGTGATCGACGAAGACATCAACGAGCGTATGGCCCGACTCGTCCCCCAGCCCGGAGGCATCGGCGAGATGCCTTCCCAGATCCCGCTCGGCATCAGCATGACGCCGACGTTTGAGCGCCCGAACGCCGCCCCGGACATTGACACCGACTACGCGGACGCGGCACGGCGCATCGCCGACAGCCGGCGCACGCAGATGATGTCGTCGCTCGTCAACATCACGGCCGTCGACCCCGACAGCGCGGCACGGTCGCAGAAGCTCGGCGCGCAGTTCGGCGTCGGCGGCGACCTGGCGGCGCGCAACGCCGAGGAGTTTCGGCAGCGCGCGTTCATTGACAGCATCTCCGGTCGCGACATGCTGCGACGCAACCCCGTCCTCGCGGACTACATCGCGCAGCGGCAGTTCGCGGAGATCGCGCACGACGACGTCGACGCGCTCGCGAAGACCGAGCAGGAGTTCAGCAAGGGCTGGTTCGCTCGTTTCGACCGCCCGGTTTCCGAGGTCGTGTCCGAGGGCATCGCCGGCATCGGCGAGGGTTTCGGCCGTGCGGTCGCGCAGGAGGAGATGTTCGCCATCGCGGAGCGCGTGTCGCAGCGCGGCGGTCGCATGGAGGTTTACGAGAAGGCGGCTCTGGACTCGTACCGCGAGGAAATGGCGAAGGGCGGCGAGCGCGGCGGTTTTCTTGAGGAAGCCGCTTACATTGGCACACAGCAGCTTACGAGCGCCCCGAGGATGATTGAACCGGCAATGATGGGCGCGACCGCAGGCGGCGCAATCGGCCTCGTCGGCGGCCCTGCCGGATTCGCCACCGTCCCGGCCGGCATGGCAACGGGGTTTTCTGCTGGTTTGTTTGCTGGAGCGTTTGAAAACTCGCGCAGAATGGAGACTGCGCTCCTGTACTTGGACTTGCTTCCGGAAATTGGACACGAATCAGCAACCAGAATCGCCAATACTGTTGGCGTATTCAATGGCGCTCTAGATGCTGGCGCAGCACGGCTCGTTGCCAAGCCGTTCGCCGGGTTGCTGCGCGGTGCCGTGCGGCAGAAGGTCAGCGAGTCAATCCGCCAGCAGACGACCCGCGCCGCGCTCGCCAACGCCGCGAAGGCATACGGCATCGGCGTCGCCGGCGAGGTCACGACCGAGACGGTGCAGGAGCTGAACAACGTCATCGGCTCGGAGATCGGTCGCTACCTGGCCGACAAGCCGATGGAGATCGAGACGGAGGAAGGGCGCGAGGCCATCGCTACCCGTCTCGTTGACACGTTCGTCGCGACCGCGATGGGCATGTCGATCATGGGCGCGCCGGGGCCGGCGGGTCGGCTGTACGTTGACACGCGCGCCGCGAAGCAGGGCGAGCAGCAGGCCGCCAAGCTTCAGTCGATGGTGAAAGCCATCGCCGACAACAAGCTACTGGCGCGGTCGCCCGAGCGCCTCGAGGAGTTCGCCGAGTCGGCCGTCGAAGGCACGGACTCGGAGACGACCTACGTCAACGCGGCGGTCATGCACGACATCCTGCGGCAGTCCGGGATCACGGAGCAGGAGATGGACACCGTGCTTCCCGGCGTGCGCGCGCAGCTCACGGAGATGCAGCAGAACGGCATTGACCTGGGCAACAACGACGTCACGGTGCCGACCGCGCAGATGACCGTCCGGTTGCAGAAGACGCCGCTCCTGAACCAGATCCTGCCGCACGCTCGCCTGTCGCCCGACGCGATGAGCATCACCGAGGTGCAGCAGTTCGAGGCGAACCGCGAGCAGCTCGTCGCCGAGGCTCGCCAGATCATGGAGACGCGGCAGGAGACGGACGCCACGTTTGTCGCCGAGGCGCAGCAGGTCGAGGACAATGCGTTCGAGCAGGTTCGTCCAGTTCTTGATGCCATCAATATCGAAAAAGACATTGACAAGGACATGGCGGCGCGGACGATTGCCAAGTTGCGTCAGGCGATGGTGGTCGTTGACGCTGCGGAAGCCGGAATGACTCCGCTGCAATATGAGCGCGAATACGGAAGCCCGTTGCGCGTGCAGGGCGATGTCGCGCCTGTCGCGCCGCTCGAGCAGGCTATTACGCTTGAGCAGGCCGCCACTATCGACGCCGACTACCTCGCTGCCGTTGAGCGCGGTGACATGGCGACGGCGCAGCGCATGGTGGACGATGCGGCGATGGTTCAGGGACAGGAAGCCGTCACCTACGACGAGCAGGGCAACGTCGTCCCGCTGTCGCGCCGGTTTGACATCACCAGCCCGAAGCTCTTCGAGCAGGCGGCGATCAGTCGCGTGAGTGGATTGGGAGCTGAAGCCGCACGAAAATTGCGAGAGTCGGTAGCTGCTGACGGCGGCAAGAATGTAAGGGACATTACCGCCGATCAAGTCATTACTGATGAGCGCATTCCGACAATCACGCTGCAAGACCTGGTTGGAAAGCGAATCTTCCCGACCATTGCTGATCGCACAGCGGCTGGCGTGATCTACACGGGTATCGATAGCAGCAAGGTTAATGTTGCCATTGAACTGCTCGGCGGCCCGTTGTTTCCGTTGCGCGAGTCAAACTTCAATGCAGGGGTGATCTGGGCTAATCGCGGAAAAGAAGTAATTTCCGCAAAGGGAAAGAAGATCGCCGAAGGTGCCGACTACATGATTGTGTTGATGGGCGATGCAGACATGCACAAGTCCAACACCACGGTCGCAAACGTCTTCTTTGCGACGCTAGAGGCGTATGTTCGTGATAAGCGGATCACCAAGAAAAATGCAGCAGCACTCACCAAATTGGTGAAAGATTCGGAGACGAAAGACACAGATGTGCAGAAGTACATCGAGAAGTTCCCAGGATTAGATGACATCGCAACGCTCGAGGATTACCTGCACAGCATCAGCTTCACGGCTCGCGCTCGTCTGATTGATATTCTTGGAAGCAAGGCAGCTCTGGAACTTGGAGCGCCATCGATGGAGCGCATCCTTGACGCAACAAGAGAGGAGAGCATGGCTGGTCACCGTTGGGGAGACGGTGTTCTTGTCGTCAAGATCGACAAGGACAGACCGTTCATCACGCTCGGCGAAGGTGGCACGCGATTGCACCCGGACTTCCCGCTGGGCATGCGTGGGCAAGTGGTTGGCAAGCTCGACGCGGCCGTCAACTACGAATTGCTGTGGCAGGACTGGCTAGACAAGCAAAGAACGTCCAAGCTTGCTACGAATAAGGAAGCCAAAATCAATCTGCGCCGAGCATTTGAACTTTCAAAGCCAGAGCTAGAGGTAACGCAGGAGCTTGTTGATCGCATCGGCCCGATTCAGCAGGGCAACATCGACAGCAGCCGGCAGGCGGTGTTGGCCGTTGATATGGCTTTGAATCGTTGGAGAACAGGCAGCATTGCCAAGAACAAGGGAGGAGCGTCTCCGCAAGGATTTGTGGATGCCGTTGCGAACTCTCCGGCGAATGTAGTTCTGAATGAATACAAGATCGGAGACGTCAAAGCTGCCATCAAAGATGGCAGCATGAGCATCTACCAGCTCGGCGATGAGAATTCCGGTATTTGGTTTGCGCTCAAGAAGGGCAATCCGGCTGCCGAGTACGGCCTCAATATTGACGGCCTTACTGACCAAGATATGACTCTCACCGCCGTGGTCAATAATGAGCAGGGAGCGCGTGGTATTGGAGCGCCTGCGGTAGTGCTGAAAGCGTTGCGGGAAGGCGCTACCGTCCTCGACTGCTTCGCGGTACAATCGGCTCGCTTCCCCGACGGCTTTCTGCCGAGCCTCTATCGTGAGTTTGGATTTGAAGTTGTTGGGGAGGTTCCGTTTGAACCGAAGTATTACAGCAAGAAGAAGCTGGCCGATGCCGAGAAGTTCTGGACGGAGTCTGGATGGGACAAGAACAAGTACGGCTACCCGCGTGTAGTCATTATGAAATGGAGAGGCACAGATGAAGACCGGGCAGGCATCACCGAGCGATATTTACGAGACGGCATTGCAGGTGTTCTCTCCGGAGGAGCTTCGGCAAATGCCCAGGCAGCAGCGGCTCTCTTTGGCGGTGATGCTGGAACGCAGGCTGGAGCAGCGGTCGGCCCCGTCGAAGGACGAGTTGGAGGGACTGAAAGACCTGTTGCTCAACGATCTCTGGCATCCCGCGCTGTCGGCATTGCCAGAGACATTGCAGCCCTGACCGACAACGAGGCTCGAAATCTTGGCATCAGCACGGCGGATCGTGATGCCATTGCGAGCGGGTTGCAGCCTGGTGGCGTATTCAGCCAAAGTGGAATTGGCGGCATCCTCGAGCAGGCCGCTGCCGGCCCAGCCCGAGGCGGATTCGACCCGCGCACTCTGAACATCTTCATTCGGTCGGGCGGGGACATCTCCACGATGTTCCATGAGCTGATCCACCTGCGGATCGCCGAGTATCTCCGTCTCGCTGCTGGTGCAAATCCGCCGGCTCGCGTCGTTGCCGACTTGGACATCCTGTTCAAGTTCATGGGCGTAGAGGGAGACACGTTCGAGGATCGTCTTCGCAACTACTCAACGATGAGCATCGAGAAGCGTGCGCCTCTCGAGGAGAAGGTCACCTACAACGCGGAGATTTACATCTGGGAAGGCAAGGCTCCGAGCGTGGAACTGCGCGGAGTATTCGACCGCATGGCAGCATGGATGCGTCGGGCGTACAAGTCGATTCGCGATAACCTGAACGATATCTACCGGGACAAGTTCGGCACCGATCTCCCGATCCTCACCCCGGAAGTGCGAGGCGTATTTGATCGCATGCTCGCGACCGAGGAGCAGATCAAGCGGCAGGCGGCCATCAACGAGATGAAGCCGCAGTTCCAGACTCTTGAGCAGGCGCTCGCGAGCGGGATGACCGAGGCCGAGTACGCCGCGTACCAGGTCATGCTGCAGGAGGCGATGGACGCCGCCGTGACCGACATGACGAAGGCGAGCCTGCGGCAGATGCAATGGCTCGGCAACGCGCGCTCGCGGCTCCTGCGCGACCTCCAGCGCAAGCATGACCGCCAGCGGAAGGAAGTCCGCGACGAGGTCGCCGAGGAGATCCGGTTGCAGCCCGTGTACCGGGCGATGGAGTATCTGCGGACGGGGACGTTCGTGGACTCGGACGGGCAGTCCGTCAAGATGGAGGGGCCGCACCGCCTCGACATGGAGGCCGTGCGGAACATCTACGCCGGCATGCCGACTCCCGAGTCGCTCGAGGCGATCCGCGCCACGGGCATGGCCGTGCCGACGAACGTCGCCCCGGACATCGCCGCGCTCGGCACGGGCGGCAAGGGCATGATGGGCAAGGACGGCATCGACCCGGACGTCGCCGCCGAGCTGTTCGGCTACAGCAGCGGTGACGCCCTGATCCGCGCCCTGCTCGCCGCGACGCCGATGAAGGACGCCATCGACGCACGGACGGACGAGGTGATGCTCGCCCGGTTCTCCGACCTCGTCGACCCGAAGGCGCGCGACGCCGCCGTTCAGACGGCGCTCCACAACGAGGCACGCGCCCGGTTCGTGGCGGTGGAGCTGCGGTTTGTGGCGAAGGCCACGCAGCCGACGCGCGTCCTGATCGAGGCCGCACGGCAGGCCGCTCGCGAGATGATCGCCGGCAAGCGCATCGTCGACGTCAAGCCGCAGGAGTTCATCGCCGCAGAGTCGCGCGCGGCTCGCGATGCCGCCGACCTCGGGAAGTACGAGGCCCAGGCGAAGATCACGGGCAAGGCCGAGTACGACCGCGTTCGTCTTGCCGCCCTCGCGGCGGGAAGCACGGAGGAGGACGCGGTTCGCGTGGCCGAGGAGGCGCAGGCCGCATTCGTCGCCGCGAGGACTGCGGAACGCGAGGCAGAGTTCAAGGCTCGGTTCGGCGCGTCCACGGTGCAGCAGGCGCTGATCCGCGCCAAGCGCGCGCAGCTCTACCAGAACCAGCTTGCCGCCGAGGCGCTGCGCGTCCGCGAGGAGGTTGACAAGGGCGTCAAGTACCTGAAGCAGGTGCTGCGCGACTCCAACGTCAAGCGCATGGGCGCGGACTACGCCGACCAGATCGAGCGCATCCTCGAGCGGTTCAACCTGGCGCGGTTGAGCGTGAAGGCTCGCGCCGAGCGGCAGTCGCTTTCGGATTGGCTCGCGAAGCTCAAGGAGCAGGGTCTTGAACCTGACCTCGCTCCCGAGGTGATCGACGAGGCGAATCGGAAGCAGTACCAGGAGATGACCGTCGCCGAGTTCCGCGACCTTGTCGATAGTGTCAAGCAGCTTGAACACGTTGGCAAGGAGAAGGAAAACATCCGTCGCGGAAACGAACTGCTGAAGTTCACCGAGGAGCGCGACAGGATTGACGAGAGCCTTCGCGCCAACTTCAAGGGGAAGATCACCAAGCCGCGTTCGCCGCGAGAGGAAGGCGCTCGCAAGAAGTGGAAGCTGAAGAAGTGGATGTTCGATGGCCTGGTCGCCGCGAGCATCGTGCGAATCATGGACGGCGGCAAGGACAACGGGCCGCTATGGAACTACCTGATCCGCACGGCAAACGCCGCCGGCGACATGGAGACTCGCATGCGCGCCGAGGCAACAAAGCGCCTGACGGAGATCCTTGCCCCGGTGTTCAAGCTCGGCAAGATGGGCGGCAAGGGAATCTACTTCCCCACAATCGGTGAGTCGCTGAACCGTGAAGCAAGGATCGTCATCGCCTTGAACATGGGCAACGACGGCAATCGCCAGCGCCTACTCGACGGCGAGGGCTGGACGCTTGAGCAGCTCACGCCCGTCCTCGAGAGCCTGACCGAAGCCGAATGGACGGCCGTGCAGGAGATGTGGGATTTCTTCGAGACGTACCGTCCGCTCGTTGCCGCGAAGGAACGACGCCTGTACGGCAAGGAACCGAACTGGGTCACGCCGACGCCGTTCACCGTCCGCACCGCAGATGGCAAGGAAGTTCGTCTGACCGGCGGCTACTACCCGATCAAGTATGACCCGGTCGCGTCCGAGGCATCTGCTCGTCAAGATGCCGCCGAATCTGCAAAGGATCAGCTGCGCGGAGCGTATACGGCTGCAAGCACGCGCCGTTCCTTCACGAAGCAGCGTGCCAAGAAGGTCAACGAGCGCCCGTTGATCTACAGCATGTTCGGCCTGTACAGCGGTGTCAACGAGGTCATCCACGACCTGTCATGGCACGAATGGCTGATTCAGGCGAACCGCCTGATGCGCGACGAGAAGTTCAACAAGACCGTCCGCGAGACGTATGGCGCAATCGCCGTCGAGAGGCTGAAGGATTGGGTCAACAAGAATGCCGCCGGCGATGCCAGTTCTGATGATGCGATTGCTGCTGCCGTGTCTTTGCTGCGGCGGAACGTCAGCGTGAGCGGTCTTGGTTTCAATGTCGTCAGCGCCGCGCTTCAGATTACGGGATTTAACCAGAGCATTGTTCGCGTCGGCGCGAAGTGGATTGCTCGAGGCGTGGCGTATACGGTCGCGAATCCCTTGCGGACATTCAAGGAAGTGAACGACAAGTCGTCGTTCATGGCGGATCGCGCTCGCACGCAGTTCCGCGAAATCAACGAAGTTCGGAATATGGTGCGAGGTGAAAGCGCGGCAAAGCGATCTATCTCGCTCGGTGCATACTTCTTGATGATGCGTATGCAGCGCATGGTCGACGTCCCGACCTGGGTCGGCGCTTATCAGAAGGCTCTTGACAGCGGAACGGACGAGGACACCGCAATCGCGCTTGCCGACCAGGCGGTCATTGACTCGCAGGGCAGCGGCATGACGAAGGATCAGTCCGCGTGGCAGCAGGGCGGCGAGGTGTCAAAGCTGTTCACGGTGTTCTACTCGTACATGAACACCGTCTACAACATGACCGCCGTGTCAACGATGACGCCCCGCAGCAAGGGCCGGCTGGCATCGGACTATCTGATGCTGCTTGTCGTTCCGGTCGTCCTGAACTACGCGCTGAAGAACGCGCTCACCCCGGACGTCGACGACGAGGAACCCGACCTCGAGAAGATTGCCCAGGATCTCATCGCCGAGGAGCTGGCGTTCCTGATGGGAACGATGGTCGTTGTGCGCGAATTCCAACTTATCGCCGACAAGGTAACTGGCAGGGAAGCTGGTGGTCGAGGGTACGAGGGGCCGGCAGGTCTGCGCGGCATCGGCGAGACGATGAAGTTCTTCACGCAAGCGTCGCAGGGCGAGTTTGACCGCGCATTCCGCAAGAGCGCCGTCAACATGCTCGGCCTCGCGACCGGGCTTCCCTCGGCGCAGATCAACCGCACGCTCGACGGCATCGAGGCGCTCGCGGAGGGCGAAACCGAGAATCCGCTCGCACCGTTGACGGGCGTGAAGCGGTGACGATGGGAACCGTAATCAGCACCCAATTCCCTAGCCTTTCAGGGCGCATCGAGGAGACACGGGAATGACGATCAGCAGCCCAGTTCGCATCGCAGGCCCGTACATCGGGGCGGGTACGCTCGCCACGTTCTCGTTCACGTTCAAGGTGTTCTCGGCGAGCGACATCGAGGTCGTGCAGGTGGTTGTGTCAACTGGCGCGCAGACGACGCTGACGCTCACGACCGACTACACGGTCGCGCTCAACGGCAACCAGAACACGAATCCGGGCGGAAGCATCACGCTGGTCGCCGGCAATCTCGCGACCGGGACGAATCTCGTCATCACCTCGAACGTCCTGAATCTGCAACCGACCGACCTGACGAACCAGGGCGGGTTCTACCCCGAGGTCATCAACGACTCGCTCGACCGGGCGACGATCCAGATCCAGCAGCTCAACGACACCGCGCAGAACGCGGTGCATGCCCCGGTGACTGACGGCGCGCTGGCAATGACGCTTCCCTCGGCGGGAATCCGCGCCAACAAGTTCCTCGCCTTCGGCGCGACCGGGCTTCCCGTGGCATCGGACGGAACGACGACGCCGGCGATCACCTCGGGCGGCGACATCACGCTGACGGCCAACGACGCCGGAAGCAACGTCAACCGCGACATCATTTTCGTTGACAACACGACCGAGCGTATGCGCCTGACCGGGTCAAACGGTCGGCTCGGCATCGGCACGGCTACGCCGGCGGTCGCTCTTGACGTCGTCGGCGCGGCGGCGGTGAGCGGGAATCTCACCGTTGACACCACGACGCTGGTGGTCGATGCCACGAACAACCGCGTTGGAATCGCGAATGCCAGCCCAGCGGTCGCTCTTGACGTCACCGGAGCAGCATCCGTCAGCGGCAATCTGACGGTCGATACCACGACGCTCGTCGTGGACGCCACGAACAACCGCGTCGGCATCGGAACGGCGACGCCAGCGGTGGCTCTTGAGGTGACTGGTTCTGCAACCGTTAGCTCCACGATCAAATCCGGTGCGGGAACCATCGGCACCTCCGGTGCAGGCTGCGACCTCTCCCCGACCGGCACGATCCGGGCGCAGGCGACATCCGGGAACGCCTACGAGGTCTGGGACTCAAGCAGCGGCACCGCCTCTCGCGTGTCCTTGGTCACGTACCAAGGCGGAGCGATCTTCGCAACTGGGCGCATCAGCGCGCTCTCCGGCACCGGCAACCGGGCCGTCTACAGCGACGGCAACGGCATCCTTACGAACTCGTCCTCCGACCAGACCCTCAAGGAGTCCGTCGAGAACATCGCCGACGGCCCCGTGATCGTCTCTGCCCTCCGCCCCGTGCGCTTCAACTGGATCGACACGGCTCGGTTCGGGTATCAGCGCGAGGTCGGCCTCATCGCACAGGAGGTGCAGGCGGTTCTGCCCGAGGTGGTCGGGACGAACAACGACGGCACCCTGACCGTCGATTACCCGAAGATCGTCTCGGTGCTGATCTCGGCTGTCCAGTCGTTGCAGCAGCGGGTCGCCGCGCTCGAGGCCGGAGCGTGAACATGAGCAACATGCACCACGACGAACTCTTCCTCGCCATCGGGCGGCTCGAGGGAAAGCTCGACTCCTTGATCGCCATGCAGGGAAAGCAGGGCGACGAGCTGAAGGATCACGACATCCGCATCCGCAACCTCGAGCAGTCGAAGAGCCACTTCATCGGGTACGCGGCCGCCGCCGGCGGCGCACTCGGACTCGTCGCCCACTACGCCATCAAGGCATTCGCCTAAAGGAACACCATGCCGACCGACATCACCATCTCCACCGACAAGCCGTCGTTCCTGGTCACGACGAGCATGCCGACCACCGGCAACCTGACCGGAACCTACGACGTCTCCGTCCCGACCGCTACTTTGCCGTCGACGACCGGGCAGACGTTCCTGATCCCGACCAACCTCGGCGACAAGCCGAGCCTGATCCGGTTGACCCCGTTCGCCAGCGTGAACAACGGAACCACCCCAGGCTTCCGCGTGATCGGCTGGACGACCTACACCCAGACGAGCGGCACGCCGATCTACGTCCCGATGCTGCTCGCCGACTGCGCCTGCTCGTACAACGCGACGACCGGCAGCATCCCGAGCCTGTCCGTCAACAGCGTCACGCAGCACTTCTTCCACCAGATCGTGGTGGGAACCGGCGTCCCGACCGTGAACATCTACACGCCCGGTACGGCCGCTGCTGTCGGCACGCCTCCCGCGAGCGTGGTGATCGACACCATCGGATGCCAGTACGTGACGATCCAGTTCGAGTCGTCGACCGGAACGATGGGCTGCTTCTACGCCTTCCTTTGATCGGAGCCAGCGATGCGGAGCCTCCTCGGCCGATTCCATCGTCCGTTTGCCCGTGGCGTTGACGAGCAGCTGCTGCTGCTCAACAACCTGGGCGACGGCTCCACGCTCTCGCTGGACTTCACCACGGGCGTCCTCGACCCGCGCCTGACGTTCACGCGCACGACCAACGCCACCTTCATCAACTCGCAGGGGTTGGTGGAATGGGCGAACTCCAACATGTATTGGAACACGGCGTTCGAGGGATTGAGCGGATCGAACCCGTCATTGACCTCCTCTGGCTGGGGATACGCTCTTTCAACTGGCGGAACTGCCGTCTTCAACGGAGACGGATCGGTTACGGTTACAACGACGGCTGCGGAGCGTAGAGCGATCTTCCGGTCTTCCGGGTTTTCCGGTGGCGGTCTTCGTGTCGTTGCATCGGTTGATGTAACGATTGCCTCCGGATCGCTACAGGCGAGCCAAGTAATCTTTACTGGTACACCGACAAACGCGCAGCACTACGTCAATGGTGTCATCTGGAACAGTTCCCACCCGATCTGGAACGGCGGAATCCTCCCTGTCGGTACGCAGTTCAATATTGCCTACGCTACCGACTCTCTGACAAGCAGCACGACGAGCATGTATTTCGGTGTCGGTTGTTCGTCGGCGATCGCCGGATCTGCCACGTTCTCCAATCCTCGATGGACAATGTGGAAGGGAAGCGAAACCGTCCCGTACTACCCTAATACTTCCGCGACCAACAACAGTACGGCAGATCGTTACAAGAGTGCTGACTACCAAGCCCCCCGCTTCGAATACGACCCGTCCACGCTCCAGACTCGCGGACTGCTAATTGAGGGAAGCGCGAACAACCTTCTCTGTTTGAGCGAATCATTTGCGACATCTGGCGGCACGACGAACTGGGCGTACAACGGCAATTCCGGAGCGGTTACGAGCGAAGTAAATCCCGCTGGCGTTGCGTCATCGTTTCAGTTCCGCGAAACTGCTACTGGTGGCGGTCTGCTACATCAGCCTGTTACTCCTGCACTTCCTGCTGGTGGACAAACCTACACCTTTAGCATTTGGATGCGCGGATCTGTCTATTCATCGGTAACGACAACACAGGCACAGATCGGTATTCAGGTCGGCGGTACATTCCAAACCGTGACTCCGAGAATCGTTGGTGGATATGCGGCAAGTATCTCTGGTACGACGATCTGCACAGTCAGCGGTCTATCCACCACGCAATGGACGCGAGTCGAAATCGCCACGACCGCGAGTATCGCTGCGTCCACCACGGTGAATGTCTTTGTCTGGCCGAACACAACAAGTTACGAGAACAACGCGAGCGTTCTTCTGTGGGGAGCGCAGTTTGAGGCAGGCTCCGGCGCATCCTCGTACATCCCGACCGGGGCAAGCACGGGGAGCAGGGCGTTCGATTCCTGCGTGATGGAAGATATCACTTCGCTTCAGTACAGTACCAAGACCGGGACGATGTTCTACGCGGGAAGATTCACGCAAATGAATGCGGCGAGTTTTCCGAATCGCGTTGGATTCACCAGAGAGACTGGAGATTTCCGAACGTTTGCGGCATTGTCAACCACAACATCTCTGCTCCCGTGCTTTGCCAATTCCGGAACTACCGTTCTTACCACGCAAAACATCACACTCAACTCCGAGTTGAAACTGGCATTTTCGTTCGATGCTGATCTGTCCACAGCAGAAGTGAAAAGCAGTCTCAATGGTGGCGCGATTGTCCAGAGCGGAGCATCGGCACTCACAGAGTCTTCTGTTCCGACCTACTTCATGCTTGGCCAGAAGGGGTATGGCGCATTCTTCCCGCACGGAACCGTTCGCTCTGTCAAGTATTGGCCGTCCGTACTCCCGACCGCACAACTCCAAGCCCTGACCACCTGACATGGACTACCTACTCCGCGCAACCACCGAGTCCGACCTAGAAGATGCCCTCATCGCCGCAGGGCTTGCCGAGGAACGCACCGACGAGGACGGCGAGGTCGTGGTGCTGCCCGTCACGGGTGTCACGCTTGACCGCATCGGCGCAATCCCTCCCGTCATCGACGAGGAGAACGTGGTGATTCGCCCCGGCGACCCTCGCTTCCACGCGAACATCCGCGTGTCGTTTGAGTTGACGAAGGCGCAGGAGGACGAGTTGCCGACATTCACGCCGCTCCCAGGCGTCCCGTACCGGGTGTTCATTTGAAGCTCGCCGTACTGCTCGCACTCGCGCTCGCCGCCTGCAACCCGGTCGCTCGCATCTCCGCGAACGCGACCGCGATCCGCAACGAGGCCGGCGCGCTCATCGACCACGGCAACGCCATCGGCGACCAGGTCGTCGTGCAGGGAGCGACCCGCATCGACGAGCATGCCAGCGCGATCCACGGCGACATTCCGTCCGTACAGGCCATCGTGCCGGCGTGGCTGTCGACGCTGAAGTGGTGGGGCATCGCGCTCGCCGTGGTTGGCATCGCGTTCCTGGTCTGGAATTCTGGAATTGGCAGCGCCGTTCGCATCGCGATTGGCTGGCTGCCCCGCAAGAAGGTCGCCCAGGCCGAGCTTGCGGCGGATATGCTCGACCCCAATTCCCAAGAAGGGGATCGTGAGTACGTCGCGTTCATGCGGTCGCAGGACGCGGAGTTCGACGCAGCATTCAAGCGCGCCGTCAGCCGGCGCAAGAAAGGCACGACATGAGCGCGTTCATCGGCAGCATCTGGTTCGCGGGTCTTACGTTTCTCGCGGGGTACATCCTCGGGCAGGTCGTCCCAATCGGCTCCCTCGGCAAGCTCTTCAGCAAGAAGTGACGCCGTCCCGTCCTCTCGCGCAGGCGCGGCCGACTGCGGGTTCGCCCCGGTTCGCCGCGCCTGTCCATTGAAAAACCCCCGCCGGTTGGTCGCTTCCTGCAACCGCGCGGCGGGGGGAGAAGAGGTAGGGGGATCGTATCAGCGGATACGCAGGCTCGTCCCTCGCGGGAGGATCGTGCATCCTGGGATCACCGCGCCCCCCTCAAGCGCGGTGCGGATCGCGTCACGGTTGAACGTGACCGACACCGTCTGGAACTCGGGCGGCAGGCTCGCCGCGTCGGCGGTGACCTCGAGAGGCGCCTTGCCGCCGTTGCCGGCGACCGACAACTTGAACCGCGCGGTGTCCAACTTTGTCTTCCCGCTCGCCTCCATCGCCGACTTGAGGCGTTCCTTCAGGCGGTCGGCGAGCGCGTCGTCGGCGTCGGCGAGTCCCTTGATGCGGCGCGCCTCGGCGACACGGGCGGCCGACCGCAGCTCGAGGCTGCGGATCAACGCGGCGTAGTCGTCGGCCTTCGACTCAAGCGCGGCATCCAGCCCCGCGAGGTGTTCGTTCAGCGCCTCCTGCGCCTCGGGGCTGTCGACGCCTCCCTCGAGGATGGCGTCAAGGACGGTTTCCAGTTCGGACGTAATTGCGTACAGGCTCATGGGTGTCTCCTCTCGGTGTGGTTCAGAACGGGACGTCGTTGGGGTCAACCTCGAGCGGCTTGACCGGGCCGAGGACGCGCATGATGGACAGGCTCGTCCCGATGCGCGCGATCTCGAGGGTGACCTCGCTGCCGATGTTCGCCTCGGCGAGGTCGCCGTACTCCGCGACCGAGGTCGCGATCCACGCGGTGCCGTGTTCGCCGGCGGCCTGGATGGCGATGGGCTTGCCGGGACGGCGCACGACACGCTGCACCATGAACTTCCCCTCGTACTCGTCGGGGTAGTTGTCGGCGACTGCCGGCGCGGCGGGAGCCTCGGGGGCGGCCGCAGGGGCGCTCTGCGCCGTCTTGCGCTTGCGGACGGGCTTCGGGGCGTCCTCGGCGACGGGCGCGTCCTTGGGCATCGTGGCGGCCTCCACGACCTCGGGAGCCGGGAGCGCGGCGGGGCGGCTGCGCGGAGCGTCCTCGACGATCTCCGTCTCGCCGTGCGCCTCGACGTACACCGGGGCAGCGCCGAGGGCGTCGGGGCAATGCTGCTTGTAGCCGCTGGAGATGCAACGGGCGAACAGCATCGCCTTCGGCCACTTGCGCCAGTTGTCGCCGCCGAGCTGCGCCCGTCGCGCGTCGTCCATCGTGAACTCGGTCGTGCCGATCTCCTCCCACTTGTTGTCCATCGTGCGACCGAAGAAGACGATGCTGCACTCGGCATCCGAGCAGGTGGCGCGGTAGTCGTACTTCCCGGCACGCTTGATGGAGGCGGCCATCAGGTTCGCCGCCAGCACGGCCTTGCCCTTGATGATGTGCAGTCCGGTCATCGCGTCGTAGTCGGACAGGCCGAGGCCGCGCCCGATGATGATCTTCGCGCATGCCGCCGCCTCGGACTGAATGTCGGGGAACATCCCCGACGCCTTGAACACCTGCGCCACCGTCATGGGGTCAAGCTGCGTCTGACCAATTCGTGCAAGTTCCATGTCAATCTCCTCTCGTCTGCGCGGAACGCCGCGCCCGGTCGTCGGCAACGTGCCTTCGACGGGATAAGTATACGCCCCGGTATCAGCGTGTCAATGGGGTGAATCAGGCGATTTTCACGGCCACGATCCCGGTCGCGTTCGCGCCGCTGCCGTTGTTCGGCGTGGTCGCCTTGAGGACGTCGGCAGCGATTGACCCGTTTGCCTGTAGCAAGATCGTCGTCGTCGACGCCAGCGTGATGATCGCGTTGCAGCTCAACGCCGCCCAGTTGTTCGCGACGCTCGCGTGATACTGCTGCACGCTCGCGTAGTGCGTGAGTCCGTCAGATATGCGAACGTTGTAGTTGCCGGCAGTCGTGGCCGTGCGGCCGACCGTCGCGCTCGCCATGACAAGCCACGTGCCGGCGGCAAGCGACACGGACGGCCCGTTGTACCAGGTGTTCGCGCTGGCCATCGAGACGTCGGAGGCGAGGAACGCCGATGCGTTCGTCAGGGCTACGGGCGAGGAACCTGCCGGCGCGGTCGCGATCCATTGCGTGCCGCTCCATGCGATGACGTCGTCCTTCGCCGCATTCCCTTGCTGCAACTCCGAAAGCGGATGCGTATGTCCGCGCTTGGACGAGCGAAGCAGGGTCGATGTCAGCGATGCAATCTGCCTTTGCAGGGTAACGACGGTCGTGTCCTGGCGCATCGCCGCATTCTACGCAAGGATCGTTGCATATTCAGGTGATTACGGAAACGAGCGTTTCGTCGCGGTCGCCGTATTCCTTCGCCGCCCAGATGCAGCCGACCTGCGAGTCGTCGACGTACACGACTCCGGTCATCGAGTCGCACGCGCCTCGGACGAGCTTGTCAAGATCCGGCCTCGGCGGCGCAAGCGGAGCGCCGGCACGGATCGCGCCCTTTGCCGTGAAGTGCGAGCGCGGACGCACGAACCTGAACGTCAGCTCGAGCGCGACCACGCCGGCATGGGGCGGCTTCGTCCACGCCTCCCTCGCCGCCAGCGCGAACACCGCGCGCCACGGCTTCAGTCGCTTGCTCGACTCAATCAGCACGGTGCGTCCGCTGCGTAGCCGCATCGGTCGCTTGCTGCCCTGGGGCGCGGCCGCGCCCGGTACGACGAACTCAATCATCTCGCCTCCGATGGTTCGCCGCACGCAGCGCGGCGTTGTTGATGTCTCGCATCAGCTTCGCGATCTCCGACCGCAGGTACACGACCTCCTGCATCAGCTCGATTGTCAGCGGGTCGGCGGTCGCGCTGGCGCGCACCCGGTCGACGATGTCCTCCTCGTACTCCCCTCGCCCCGGTTTCATGTCAGCCGCTCCCTTCGTACAGGATGCGCTCGATGTGCGACGGCATCATCGCTCGCAGCCGACCGACCTCCCTTGACAGCACGGCGCACCGCTCGCTCTGCTGCTCGAGGAGCTTGGTCGTCCATGCGTTCAACGATTGCAGCCGCATGATCTCGCGCACGGCCTCGTCGGCAGCGTCGAGCTTCAGGCTCCGCAGGCGGGTTACGAGGTTCTCGTCGCTGTGTTCGTCTCCTGGGTCGGTCATATCTCGCGCACCTCGGTTTCCTGGATCTTGGACTGAAGTCGTGCGTTACGCTCGGTCAGCTCGCGGACGCGCGCACGGAGTGACTCTACCTGTCCGTCCATGTTGGCCGTCTCGCATTCGGCCTCGACGAGCCGGCGCACCTCGGCGCGGAGGGCGACGATCTCGTCAGCCGCCTCCTCGCGCTCGTCGTTCGCCATGTCGCCCATCGCCTCCCATCGGACGCGCAGCCTGTCAACGAGGTCTTTCATCTCCATCCTTCCTGCGGCGCATCGGCCGCAGTTGCGAGAGTGCGCGGTGCAGTTCGGCGTTGCATCGGTCGCATGCCTCGGGCTTTCCGTGCGAATGCCGAGGCATGACGTCCATGTCCGACTCAACCCATCGGTTGTCGCGCCAAATCACGACGGTGTTCTCGTTCACTTGCCGTCCTCCTTCCGTAGCCGCTGCACTTCCTTCATGTTTTCCTCCAACGCCCACCGCAGTTCTTCGATGAGTTGCGTGGCGTTCGGTGTCGCTCCGCTCAATCCCCGCGTCTGGGCGAGGATGCGGTCGGACTTCTGTGCGAGTGTCATGGCGCAGGTGTTACTGAACATTGCGAGTCTCCTTCCGTGTGGTGTTGTGGTTCGTGCTGCTCTTGGCTCTCCGGGCCTCACCGATCATCGCAATGAGCAGGACGACCGCGAAGATCGGGATGAGGATGAAGAACACATCGTCGCCCGATGCGTTGTGTCCATACTTCGTGTTCTTGTATCTGCCGCCTACTGGCATGGCTCGTCCTCCTGATTGAAGCAGTCCCAACCCTTGGCTTTGGCGAAGTCGTGCTGCAATTCAGCACTAGTGAAATGCAAACGGCAGCACATCCGCCTCGCCTCGTCGCGCTCGGCGGCGAGGTTGTCAATGGCGTTGGCGGCCTCGCGCAGTACGTCCGGATGCACGGAGTGACCGCGCCGGCGGGTGTCGGCGAGACGTCGAAGCCGCGTGGCAAGGTCGTTCATCGCTTGCCTCCGACCGTCATCACCTGCGCCACCAGCGCGCCGTGCAGCTCCGCGAGCGAGTCGAACTCGAGCAGCACGTGATCCTCGCCGTGCAGCATGGCGATCAGATGCTCCTCCTCGCTCATGTCCTGGCGAACCTTCGTGTAGGTTCCCGTGATCTCGCCGCTGCCGTCGACGTACATGTGCAGCTTCAGGCTCTCGCACCGGCAGTTGTCGTGGATGCCGCGATCCTCCATCCGGCGATCCCACTCCGCGAGCATCGCCATCACCGCAGGCATGCACGACCAGTCGGTCGCCGACGCCTCAAGCGTCCTCGTCCTCTCGGCTCTGCTTCGGCGGCTCATGCCCGACTCCGTGCCTGTTTGGCCGGCAGTCGTGGCATCGGTCGCGGTCTTCCTCGACAGTCTCAAAAGCCTCGCCGCAGATGCGGCAAACTTGTAGGCGCGTGACAGGGGGCTTTCGCTCATTGCGTCGTCGCGGCATTCGCCGCCTCCTTGCTCTTGTGGCGCGAGCCGTTGACGATGCGGCACACCGCCGCCGGTGATACGCCGTACTTACGGGCGATGGCCGCCTGGGTCGCGCCTGCCGCGAACTCCGCGCGGATGGCATCGACCGTCTCCTGCTTGATCTTGGTCACTCGACTTCCCTTTCGATGGCTCTGATGGTGTCGTTGACGATCCTGACCGCGAGCCGGCGGTCGATCTCCGTCCCCTCCTCCAGCGAGGAGGCAAGGCGCTTGAGGTTCGGGACATGGACGCGCATCGAGCGGAGCCGACCGCGCAGCTCCGACAGCCGCAGGTTCCGCTCGTTGATGACCGTCTCGTACCAGTACGTTTGGTCAGCGGGGGCCATCACGGAGGTCGCTCCTCTCCCGCGAGACGCGAATGTCCTGATCTGCGCGAACAATGATGCGTACATGCCGATGTTCTTTCGCGTTCAAAGAGAGAACGGCGATGCGCCGGCCATCGGCATTCGTAAGGACGCAACCCTCATCCGGTCGCAGCTTGATGGCGAGAAATCCCTGTCCGCTGGTCGTGTCATCCATGACGATCTCCTTCGTGGTTCAAGTCCCCCGCCGGCGCAATTCCGGCTGTTCCGGCGGGGGTGGGGTCAACGCGACCCCGTTGTTCGTATGCGGCGATTCGCTCGCCGATCAGAATTGCAGCAGCCTCCTCCGCAAGATCGGCAGCCTCGAGCAATACATTGTTCGACTGATACCAACCATGCAGACCAATGAGTGAAGACATGCCACGCAGCGTTTCCGCAAGGTCATCGAGGCGTTGCTGTCTTTCGATGTGATCTGAAAATAGGCTGCTCACTTGCGCCTCGCCTTCGGGCCGAGCGACTCGAGCTGCTCGCGGATCGGCTTGCCGTCCATCGCCTGGATCACCGCCTGCATCGGGAACTCGCTCGGCATGTTGCTGTTGGTGAGCGGCACGCCGTTCAGGTTCACGGACAGGATCGTCCAATCCGACAGGCGGTATCGACGCAGCTTGGTAAGGCTTCCCCAGGTTGAGTGCAGCTCGTACTCCTCCTCGATCCATTGCGCCGACACGGTGAGCGTGATGTCGTTGGAGGCGACGTAGTCGGCGATGTCGTTGCCGACATCGGAGCTGAAGACGTCGAGCGTCTGCTCGATGTTGATGATGCGGTCGCTCATGCGAGCCTCCAGACTCGGAGAAGGTTCGAGTGGCTGGCGACGCGCGCGCTCTTGACGAATCGCCCCGTCCACACCCATTCGCGGCCACGGAACACGCTGCCGGCGGCGTTGCCGAGTTCGGCCGGGTCGTACCCGTTCACGACGAGTGCGGCCGCGACGTCGTCCATTGACACCTCGCCACGCTCACGGGCGACGAACCGCGCGCGCTCGCGTGCGACCTCGAGGATCGCCTCGCGGTTGTCGGCGGCGAGCGCCATGCCCTGCTCCTTGCGACGTTCCGATTCTGCTGCGTCGAACAGGTTCATCGGCGCACCGCCTTCGGGTTGAGGATGCCTGGATTCACAACGCGGTACCCGATTCCGGGTTCGTGTTCGATCTGCACGTTGCACCAATCACGGGCGCGGAGAACGATGTTCGACACCTGCCTCGGCGTGATGTTCCAGCGACGAGCGAGGTCGGCGCGCGTGAGCGGCTTGGCGTGCAGGACGGTGACCATCTCGAAGATGCGGTCGATGGTGACGGCGGTGTCGCTCTTCACAGGCGCACCTCCGTTCCGCCGTGCAGCGCGAGGAATGCGTCCTCGGCCTGCGCGAGTTCCTCGACGACGGCGTCGAACGCCGGCGTGTTGTCGTAGTCGGCGTGGTTGAACGCCTGATGCGCGCGAACCAGGCGGCTCGCGGACGGCGTGGCGAGCTGCTCGGCGGCGGTGAGCAGGACGTCGCGGTGTCGGTTGCGGATCACGGGGTTCTCGAGTCCACGGTTGACGGTCATCACCTGCATGGCTGTCTCCTCTGTTGTCCGTCAATGTCGGGCAACGTGCCGTTCATTGACAGGGGCAAGTTATGCAGTCGTATATCGGCTGTCAAGTGGCAGAACTTGAGGAATCTAGAAGATTATTTTCTGAATCTCGGAATGGCCGCAAGTCGTGGTAGGGTCGGCGCGTGGGCAAGACCAGCAAGCCCGTGCGCCGCGCAACGCCGACTGCCGGCACGGTCGCCGCGCCATCGTGGACGGTCACCCACCACGGAAAGAACATCCACATCGTCGACTGCGTCGGCGACAACTTCCGGTCGTGGGAGCAATACCTGCTGCTCCGAAGCGATGCCCACACGGACAACAAGAAGTGCGACCGCGACCTCGAGGAGAAGCACCTGCGCGAGGCCGTCGAGCGCGGCGCGATCATCTGCGATCTTGGAGATTGCCTCGATCTTATGCAGGGTTCCGCCGATAGGCGGCAATGCAAGTCGCAGCTCCGCAGTTCGCACGCCGCCGCCGCGTACTTCGATGCCGTCATCAACGAGACGGCCGAACGCTACGCGCCATACGCGCAGAACTGGGCGTTCCTGGGCGTCGGAAATCACGAATCCGCGTGGCTCAAGCACCACGAAACCTGCCCGACCACGAACCTCGTCCGCGCCATCAAGTCGATCAACCCCAGGTCGCAGATCGGTGCCGGCGGTTACGGCGGCTGGTTCAAGCTGCGCGTCGGCGTCAACAACTGCAAGCTCACCTGGACGATGCGATACCACCACGGTTCGGGCGGCGGCGCGCCGATGTCGATGGGCGTCCTTGACAGCAGGCGAATGATGTCGTGGCTCGAGGGCGTCGACTGCATCGCGGTCGGCCACAACCACCACTCAAACATCGTCGGCGTCGCTCGCGAGTATCTCGAGACGCGCAACGGCGTGTACGAGATCCGGAACCGGCATTGCGACTTCATCCGCTGCGGCACCTACAAGCAGGATTGGGGCGACGGCTCGGGCGGGTGGATTGTTGAGAAGGGGCCGGGGCCGACGAGCCTGCGCGCGAAGTGGGTGAGACTCTTCATACGATGGGAGACGGAGAACGACCAGCACGGCGGTCGCTCTCGAGGTCACCCGCGCATCGCGTGGGACATCATGGACGCACACTAGCCGTTTCAGAAGGACAGACATGCCGACGCCAGCAAAGGGCAAGCGATTCGTCAAGGTCGTGCGGAATCCGGAGACGGGACGCACGCGCAAGGTTTCCTACGGACAGGCCGGCAAGGCGAAGGGCGGAGGCGACCGCATCAAGCCCGGAACCGCGAAGGGCGACGCCTACTGCGCGCGCAGCTTCGCGCAGATGAAGTCGCACCCGGCTGCGGCAAGGAACCCCAACAGTCCGCTGCGACTGTCACGCGCGAAGTGGAAGTGCAGCGGCAAGACCTCAAGGAGCTGAACATGGCGAAGAAGACAGCGAAGCGCGGCCTGTACGCGAACATCAACGCACGACGCAAGGCCGGCACCAGCAGGTCGAAGTCCAAGTCGACCGTCAGCCCCTCGGCTTATAAGGCAATGAAGCGCGGCTTCAAGTGAGCCGACCATGCGCGTCCGACTCGGCGGCAAGTACTGGACGTTGAGGTTCAGCCCGAACCTGCACGATTTCGGCGACATGGTCGATCCGGGCCGTGCCGCCGGTCGCGTGCTGCGCGTTGCTACCTGGCAGAGCGAGGAGGAGCGGTTGGACACGACGCTCCACGAAGCCATACACGCCTGCCGGCAGGAGCTGGACGAGAAGGCCGTCACCGACTTGGCGAACGACCTGTCGAGACTGCTGTGGCGTCTGGGCTACAGGCGTCAGTCGAGCCAGTAGACCTCCTCACCACGGCGGTAGTGCCTGAAGTCCTCGGAACCCTTCGAGAACTTCGTGAAGTGCCTGTCGAGGTACTGCACGTGGTTGTTCGGGAGCAGCATGAACTGCCCGTCGCCGCGCTCGATGAGGTTCAGCGGCTTGTGTTCCTGCGGGTAGCGGCTGAACCCGTCCGACCAGTCGAACACCAGCCCGGTGTGCCGGCCGGTGAATCCGTCGTTGCGGTTCACGCCCATGCACAGCAGCCCTTCGAGGTAGGTCAGATGCACGACCTCAAGGTGTTCGCCCATGCCGCCCCAGGGCTGGAGCGAGTCGATGCCGTTGCCGAACGTCGTCAAGGTGGACATCAGATGCAGCGGCACGCCGCACCAGTTCGCGCCGCTCTCGAGCAGCACGTGCGCGAGCATCGCCTGTCCCGGCCGGCAGTACGCCGCGTGCCAGATGCCGCGCGTCACGCCCTTCGGCATGTTCGGCCCGAGCGCCAAGTTGCAGACGTTGACGTACAGGTGATACGGCAGGGAAGCGTGGCGTGGCATCGTGCGCGTATACTACGCTCGCGAGGACGCGGGTCTGCGGCAGTCGACGCCAACCACCCGCACGGGCGCGCCCTGAAGGCCGCGAGGTACGCCGGCGCGACGATCACCCGTTGGGGTAGCAACAACCTTTCGCCGGGGACAGGCGGTGCGAAGCGCCGCTGTGTCCCATGTTGCACCATGTTGCATGCGTGATGCAACC